GTTGATCTGCACATCCCAGAAATCCGACATCGTCTGCTTGGCGGTCGCCAAGCGCGCCGCCAGTTCGGTCGCATACTGCGCCTGCTGCGGCGTGACGTTGCCGGTGTCCTGACCCTTGGTCAGCTTGGCGAGATTGGTGTCGACATCGCTGCCATAGAGCGAGCGCTCGGCCTTGGAATATTTGTCGAGCAGCGTCGCGCCTTGGTCGACGACGTAATTCAAGCCCTTCCAGGTCGCGACCGCCGCCGCGATCGGCAGCGTGATGCGGCCGAAGAACGACAGGATCGGCGAGGCGACCGGAAGAACCTTGCCCAAGGCCTGCGCGGTCAGGTTCGCCGCCGTCGGGACCTCGCTGAACACCTTCGAGAGGCCGGCATTGGCGATCGAGCGGAACGCCGGCGACAAGGTATAGGCCGCGACCGCCAGAAGCTTCAGATGGTTGACGGTATTGAGGATGTTCTCGGCGGTCTCGGCAAGGTTCCCCGACAGCGTCTTCGCCTTCTGCGCCGTATCCAGGTAGGAATTCGCGGCATTGTCGTTGGCGCCCTTGACCTGATTAAGGTTGGCGACGTTCTGCGTCATCGCAGCATTCGTCGCATCCATCGTGATGCGCAACTGATCCGACGCCGCGACGACTTTCTGCTGCGACGCCGCCACCTGATTGAGCGACGACTGCAACTGATCGAGGCCGCGGGGATCGCCCTGGACCGTGATCGTGCGGATGACATTCTCGACGGTCAGCATCAGGTCTCTTCCGGATGGTTGCCGTCTTTTGGCTTCACATTGCTGGCAAGAAAGACGTCGTCGATCACGCGCACGAAGATCACGAACTCATCGAACAAATTTCCTGCGATCCGATACCGCAGCGCATAGTCATTGATCGCCGTCCATGGGATCGGACCGGTCGCCATGCCGATCACGCGCGTCGTCGTGAGCTCGGGAAACGCCAGATAGGCCAGCTTGCATTCATCCGGCAGAAGCGGCGGCTTGGCGTCGTCAGGAACCGGATCGCCGGCGTCGAGCGCCGCGCCCGCCAGCCACTTCGCGCGCGGGCCGAATGTCAGATCCCATTCGACCCGCGTTTTCAGTTTTTTGCGGCGTCGTCGACCTTCTTTTTCCGCCGGCTGCTCATTTGCGCCGCAGCGTTCTCAATTCGCGTGCGCAATTGCCGCGCATCGGGATCGCCGAGGATCTCGATGGCTTTCTCCGGCGAATACGGGATTTCCTTGCCGTCGTCGTCGACTAGGCCTTCCCAGCCGACCAGCACCGTCTCGCACAGCAGCGCGAGATCGATCGCCTTTGACTTTTCGTCGGGAATGACCGCGGCCAGCCCGATCTCGGCCTGAGCCGCGGAGAGCATCTCGCGCTGGCGACGCACATAATCGGCGTTCTGATAGCCGCGGACGTGAACCTTGAAGTCCGACTCGCCGCCCTCGCCTTTCATGATCAGCACGACGTCGCCATTCTCGACGGCGTCGGAATCCACAAGCATGCTCGACAGCTTCATCGCAACCCTCACATCGGAAGAGCAATAGCCTCCGCCGATCGGCGGAGGCTCACAATCAGCGCGCGACCAGCGGCAAGTACCAAATGCGCTGGGCGCTTGCCGTGATCCCAAGCGTCGCCGACTTCTTGGCCTGATAGGTGCCAGTAAACATGCGGTCCTGATTCTTGGCCGAGACCGGCGACGTGCCGGTCACCTTGGCCGCCGGCACCGAGAAGATGTTGCATTGCCCGACCGCGCTCGCGTCCGTGCGCTTGGCGCGGAACATGATCGACGTGTCGCTGTCGTTGAGCACGAGATTGAGATTGGTCAGGTCGCCGAAATAGGACGTGAAATTTCCCGACACATCCAGTTCGCCGTTGCGGATGCCGATCGCCGGAAGCGAACCGACCGCATCCTGCTCGGCGAGATTGTTCTTGATGGTCATGCCGAGCTCGCTGATATAGCTCGGGCCGCCGACCGCCGAACCACCGACCAGCAGCGTCCCGACATTCGAGGCTGCGTTCATCACCGGCGTAGTCGTCGGCGAAAGGTCGGTGGCACCGGCGAAGCGCGTGGTCGAGGCGCTCGCGCCCATGCCCATGAAGTCCATGCTGCCCGTGATGATCGCCGACGCCTTGAGCGTCAGCGCCATCTGGTCGAGCTGCATGCCGGTGAAATACTCGTAAGACGGCGAGGTCAGATCCTGTTGCTGGCGCTCGATCGTGAACGATCGCTGCGTCGTGCCGTTGGCGACGAAATCGCCATAGAACACCTGGATGGTCTTGCTGGTGCCGGCGTCCGCTGCCCACGAGGCAGGGAACACGTCAAAGACGATGGCATGCGCGGCAATCGAAAGAATGCGGGCCCAGCCATTGTCGGCTGCGGTCGCAAACTGAGTTGCCGCAGCGTCGCCGCCGATCAGCACATACTCGCCGACAGAAAGCCCGAGTGTCGTGAAATCGAGCGAGGTCGAGTTCAGCCCGTTGGTGACCGCGACGATGTCGCCCGACGCACCCTGGAAACCGACCACGCGCAGCGCGGCCGCAGCCGGCGGCGAGGCCTCCGCCGTGAAGCTCGAGGCTGGGAACACGACCGAGGTCGAGCCAGACGATGACACCACGAACAGCCCATTGTTCGCCGAGACGGCAAAGCCGGACGTCAGCGCTAGCATCTGCGCCTTGAACGTCGTGCCAGCCGCGACCGTCGCCGTCGTCGTCGTCAACGCCGTGACCGATTGCTGCGGCTGGTTTACCCAGGTGCCTTGCAGCACCGCCTGCAGGAAATCGTCGAAGGTCTGAAAGGACAACTCAAGCCCGATCGTGCCCGACGCGTCGAACTTTGTCAGGATCTGGTCGGACACCTGGCGGTCGGAGCGGATTTCGGCCGATGTGGTGCGCGTCGGCTTATATTCGAGACCGTTCGACGTGACGCGCAATTCCTGGAATGCCGGAGTCGCCGGCGTGGTGCCGAAGGTCGACTCCAGCACATAGGCGGTTTTACTTCGGTTCGTTGAGCCAGAAGGCATGGCGCTCGCGCTCCCGTGTCAGGCGTTAAGAGGCTCGCGCTATTTCAGCGCGTCGAAGTAGTACGCAACCGCAAAAGAGAGCGTCCAGTAATTGTCGACCGGCTCACCGGTCGTCGCAGGCTGCGCCTCGCGAAAGATCACGATGCTGCCGCCCTGATTGATCGTGACCGCACGAAACAGGTCGCGCAGCGTTTCGATCCAGGCCCATCCCTGCTCGACACCGGTCGCGCGCGGCATGCTCAAAACGAAGCGCACGGTGCCGTCTTCGCGAAACGCCCGGTTGCCGACTGAGGCCATGCCGATGAAGGTCTCCTTGGCGACCGGATATTGAACCTGCATCCAAGGACCGTCAGCCGGCGCACCGCTTTGATCGTTGAGCCCGACGACCGGCACCGCCGTGAAGTTTGCGGCGAGATAAGCAGTGACGGCGTCGACGACGGCTTTCGACGCCATTTTATTGCCCCGTCGTGACGATGATCGCCGGTTGCCGCTTGAGCCATTCGCCCGGATTGCTCACGCGATGATGGCGCCGCGCATGCTTTGCGGCATGCGGAGAACTTGCCCAATCCGCGACATCGCCGCCGCCGGGCAGCGGCCGATAATCGAACGTGATCTTCGCCACGTTGTCGAAGCGCGCTGCAGCGAGCGCCGCTGTGGCCTGATAGACGCCGTCCGGAAACTGCGGGCTTTCGCCCTTCTCGATCTTGCGCGCATAGGGCTGTGTGTTGGTGAAGACATATTCGGCGGCCGGCGGAACATCACCATCCGGATCGACCTGATTGCCGTCGGCAAATAGAACGTGGCTGCGCTCGTAACGGCCCGACTTGACCGGCGAATGCTCGATCAGCGTCTGGTCGATGAAGGACAGCACATCGAACAGCAGCGCATACTCATAGACGATCTCGCCGCGCGGCCGCACGCGGTCTTCGGACTGATTTTCTACGCCGTCGACGATGGTCTTTCGCTTTGGCAGATAGCCAAGCGCTTGCTCATTGAGAGCATCCGCTTCCTTGGCGGTCTTCCGAGCGAACTCCGCAAGCGCCGCACTCTGTGCGGCAGGCGAAAGGTTATCGTTGACGACGACAAGAATGTCGGCGTCGATCGGCTGCACCTTGACGGTCAGCATTGACCATCAAGGATGATCTCGACCTTGCCTCGCATCTCGTCGATGACGAATTCGCCTTTTTGAAAGTCGACTAGTGGCAGGCCCGCATCGCCATAGCGATGAGCTTTGACATAGCCAGCTTCGTCATCGGCCGTGATTGGGCCGCGCACGAGCGCACAATCCAGATAGACCGCGCGCACACGTCGCGTGAGCCGACCATAGCCCGGATCGCATTTTTCCACTGAGACTCGCATCAGCCCTTGACCCGCATATTGATCCGCACGAGCTCGCCGGCGACGTTAATGGCGTTGACGAAGCTGACCGTGCGCACACGGCCTTGCACGATTGCCTTGTCGGCATTGATCCGCGGCACGCGCTGATCGACATTGAGCGGCGGAAGCGCCGGCACCGTGCCGCCAGGCCACTGCGCATCGTTGATCTGGGTCGGCGAAAATATGACGTTGAGTTCGGTCTCCGGGATCCCGGCTGCGACCTGCTCGGTCGTGACTGCCGTGATCCACCCCTTGCATGTCACGTCGATGTTCACGACGTTCGGCAGAGTCCCGACGACGCGACGCAGAATGAATTCCTCGCCGTCTGCGGCAAGAGCGCCGT